CCAGCAACGGGTGATGTTTATACAGCAGGCAGTGACGCAGGCTTTAACGAAGTATCCTCAGCCATTGAAGCTAGCCCAGCTTACTATGATGTTGATGGTAACGTTATCAAAGCAGAGGTGGTTGCAGTTGCAGCAGTACACGAGGCCTTTGACGCTGTTGATGAAGTTATCCATAGCTCAGACGTTGAACAGCCTGAAACCTTAGAAGATGGTCAGCATTGGCGTGAGACTACAGCACAGGTTATGGCTACTCGTTCAGTGCCAGATATGCAGGGGATCGATCAAGCGAAAGTGGTACCATTATTAGTGGCTACAATCCAAGAGCTTATCGCTCGTGTTGAAGCACTAGAAGCCTAAAGACAGGAGATAACACATGGCATGGACACAGAAGACTAAACCTAGCCTCTCAGGTTCACAGAAGAGAGCTAAGGCTAAGAAGGATAACAATAGCAACAATAGTGCAGATCAGAAGAGGGCTAGGGCTAAAGCCTTAATGACTCAAGCAGAGGGTAAAACTAAGAAAGCTAAAGCAGTAGCACCAAAACCTAAGTATGATAACAATAACGGCCCATCGGATGCTGTACTCAAGGCAAGGGCTGCTGCGGCTGCTGAGAAGAAACTAGAGGCTTCTGAGGCGGCAACTAAAGCACGTATTGCTAAGGAAACTGCAGCATCTAATGCACTGGCTTCTGAGGCCGCTAAGGAAGCCACTAGAGCTAAGAACGCTAAGGATGCTAAAGCTAAGGCTAAGAAGATAGCTGATGACAAAGCACAGTATAAACGTGAGCAAGACTTAGCTGCTAAGGTTAAGGCTCAAGATGCTAAAGATGCTAAGGCAGCTAAAGATGCTAAAGACGCTAAGGCAGCTAAAGTTAAAGCAGACCAAGCAGAAGCTAAGAAAGCTAAAGAAGTTAAGTTAGCTAAACAACAAGCTAAGGATGCTAAAGACGCTAAAGCTAAAGCTAAGAAGATAGCTGATGATAAAGCTGCTTATAAAGCTAAAGTTGACGCTAAAGCCGCTGCAGATAAACAAGCTGGTATCGAAGCACTAGCGTTAGCTAAGAAGAAAGCTAAGATAAAGCGTGACAACAAGGCGAGGATAGATCAAGCCAATGCTAACGCGGAAGCTACGATAGACGCAACTAAGCCACCTCAGTTAACAAAGCCTCAAGAAACTAAAGCAGAACCTAAGCAAAAGAGTATCTTTGAAAACATCTTTAGTTTCCTACGTGATGATGACCCAGTAGCATCTCCTGCAGGTTCCTCATGGCTCCAAGGTAGCCCACATGAGACTAACCAAGACTCTACTGAGCGTTTACCTACTTCCACAGGTGCTGGTATGCTAGGTGCTGGTGTGGCTAATTACCCTACTGGCGAAGCTCAGGGTCTTGAGTTACCTTCATCACCTTTGGGTATGTTAAGTGCTGTAATTAACCCTATGGGCGCTATGGTCAAAGAAGCTGGCAGTGTCTTCATGAATCAATCTAAGTACGGCATGAATGATGAAGCTAAGGCTGAGTATGATCGTTTAATTCGTGACCCAGCTAACGAGGGTAAGTCTGCAGAGGAACTTGTACAGTTAGCACGTAAGCCTCAGATGGATAGACAGTTACCACATGCTTTCATTGATGGTAACCCAACTACTGATGTACAGAAGCGTATAGCTAAGTTAACTAATGGTAAGGCACCTAGCACGACTATATACAACAGTGATGGTTCGGTCAACATAGGCGCTACAGCAGCTATGGTATCTACTGATAACACCAACAACCAAGGTAACCAAAGTAACCCTGCTGTTACCCCTGCAGAAATAGAAGAAAGAATTAAGTTAGGTCAATTAACTACAGGTGGTGCTTATGCCCCTACTGTAATGCCTGATGACCCATGGTGGGCACCTCAAGGTAACCAAGGTGTGCCAGTACCAAACCAACCATCATGGGCACCCCAATGGAACCAACAAGCTAAACAAGCAAGACCCTCTTGGGCACCTAAGGAAGGTGGCATGTTAAAAGCTCCCATGACTCTACAGGCTCCACCTTCACGTTGGTCATAACACTTTAAGAATAGGTAACATACGATGCTACAACAACCAACACAACTTGGGGCTTCCATACCTCAAGGCAGTTCACAGAATGGTACGTTCAAACCTGTAACCTTTAGGTCAGGCACAGGTACCTCAACCTCTAATGCCAATGGTATGACCACGGAGCTTAATGAACCTTACTCAGGCCTCTCAGGTCTGGTAGGGCAAGGTACTGGACTCTTAGGTCAAGCTGCCCAAGGCGCACAACAGGCTCCTAGTCAGTTTAATTATAATGTAAATCCCAACCAAAGGGCACAGGACTTATACTCTCAACGCACAGCTTTACTAGAGCCTCAGTTTGCACAACAACGTGCCCAAGGTGCTGAGTCTATGTTTGGTGCTGGTCGCTTAGGTCTTCGTCTAGCAGGTCAAGGCGTAGGTGCTGGTAATGGCATGGTACAGCCAGACGCCTTTGGTATGAATCAAGCACAGTCTCAAGCACTTGCGCAAACAGCAGCAGGAGCCTCTAACGATGCTTTTAATCAAGAGCAAGCAATGGCTGGCCTACAGGCTAACCAGTTTGGTATGAACCAACAAGCTAAACAACAACAGTACGCTAACCTTATGGGTAGTGGGCAAGGTATGCTATCTGCTGGTATGCAAGGTTCTGCACTTGAGCAACAAATGGCTCAACAGCAACTACAGAGTCAACAGTTAAATCAAGACTACAATCTAGCTCAACAGAACTTTGGTTTAGCTTCACAAGGTCAAGCGTTTAACCAAGGTATGAGCGGACAACAGTTAGCCTTAGCACAGCAAGGTCAACAGTTTGGACAAGCACAGACTCAAGCTGAGTTAGCTTTAGCTCAACAAGGTCAGGACTTTAGTCAAGGCATGGCTCAACAGCAATTCGGTTTAGCACAGCAAGGTCAGGCTCAAGACTACGGACTTAATGAAGCACAGTTTAACTTAGCTTCTCAAGGTCAAACTCAGAACTATGGTCTAGCACAGCAGCAACAACTACAAGACTATGGAATAGCTCAACAGAACTACGGGCTATCACAACAGCAACAGATGCAAGACTATGGCTTAGGTCAACAGAAGATGGACTTAGCTACACAACAGCAGCTACAAGATTACCAGATGGGTATGTTGACTAATACACAACAGTATGGTCTACAGAAAGATGGTCTTGCTCAGAACTATGAATTAGGTACTGAACAAAATCGTATCTCTGCTATGGCACAACTAAGTGCTGCAGCAGCCGCTGGTAACCAACCTGACCCTTGGTTAACTGGACTCGTAGGTGCAGGTTCTGCATTCTTAGGTACAGACGCTGGTTCTGGCTGGTTAAGTAACCTCTTTAATTGATAAGGTAATATATCATGGCACAACAAGGTTTATTCACACAAGGCCCATCGATTGATGACCTACTACAGAAGCGTAACACACGCGCAAGTGACCTACAGCGACAACTAATGCAACAAGCGTCTAGGGGCGCTGCTAGGCCGATGGAAACACAAGCTGCTAGTCTTATTGGCTCAAGTCTCGGACGAGCCTTAGCTGGCGCTATGGACGGAGGTAGCACTAGGGAGAAGTTAGAAGCTGAACAAGCTAAACAGTCTCAAGCACAAGGTCAATACTTAGAGGCTGCTCAAGGCGGCTCTCAGGAGATGTTTGAGCAAGTAGCAATTCTACAGAAGACTTATCCAGCAGCGGCAGTTAAAATGCTTGCATTAGCTAAGGAAGCTAAGAAAGAGGAGGATGCGGCAGAGGCAGCGGTGGCTAAAGCTACTGCAGATGCTGAAGATGCCCAACGTGTACAGAACTTAGCTAAACAGAAGATCGTTGATGATAAGGCTGCTTTGGTTAAGAAGTATGAAATAGAAGCGCAGGTACGTAAAGAGGCAAGGATTGAGCAGTTACGTAAGGAAGGTGCTGAGAAAGATGCAGCAAAAGCCCAAGCAACAGCCGAAGCAGAGAGGAATAAGGTTGTTGTTATGTCAGGCGCTGAGTATAATGCAGCAAATGGTACTGAACTGTCTGAAGATAGTATGTGGACAGTTAAGAAGAGTGGAGCATTAACACAGATTGACAAACCTACTGGCAAGTCTAATGTAACTGTGAATGTCCCTGAAGGTATGCGGCCTGAGTTTGACAAGGAAGGTAATATAATTGAACTTATACCTATTAAAAATGGTAAGCAATGGCTAGCTGCACAGGCACTAGAGGCTCAAGAGGCTGAGGCTCAAGCCCGTGCTGATGTTGCTGAAGATGCTGACGAGAGGCAAGAAGGAACAATAAACTGGTCAATAAGTGAAGCCTTGAGGATTGCAGACTTAGATAGTGCCACTACACCTATCTTTGGTAGACTAAATCTAGGCAAAGCGGCTGAATATGTTGAGGGAAGTGAAAGGTCTAACCTCTTAGCCGCTATGGAGCCTATCATGGCTGATGCAGCCTTTGATACTTTAGCTGATATGAGGGCTGCTAGTAAGACAGGTGGCGCTTTGGGTGCTATCAACACTGCAGAACTTAACTTACTTAAGGCTTCTCGTGGGTCTTTGCAGCTATCACAGGGTAAGGAAGAGTTTATAGCGAACCTGAAGAGGTATGAAATAATGTTTAACGATGGTATGCATGGCAGTCGTAAAGCCGTTTCTCGTTACAATAAACGTAACCCTACAAAGGTGCCTCTAGTATACTGGGGTGATGCTAAAGCAGCAGCAGAGGCTAAAGGTAAAGCCTCACAAGCTGAAGTAAACGCAACGGGCACTGTCCCTAGTGCTGCACCTATGTCTGCCGCTGTTGCTAAATATTATTAAGGATAAAATCTATGCCATATACAAAAGAACAGCATATCGCAGCTTTACGCAAGGCTGTGGATGCAGGAGATATGGGGGCAGCAGAGCAAATAGCAGCTACTTTGGATGCTATGCAAGGGACTCCTGAGGCTCCTGAGGCTCCTAAAGAAGAGTCATTATACGCTGGTATGCTTGACACAGCTAAAGATGCCTACGACACTGTAGGCGGCACTATGAAAGCAGGAGGCAAAGGCTTCCTAATGGGCGGTGGTGATATAGTCAACGCAGGTGTCTATGCTGCAGGTGAGAAACTAATAGGTGATGAGCGACCCTATGGCGAAGTCTTTGACGAGAAGCTAGCTGTAGAGAAGCAAGAAGCTGAACAGTTCTCTGAGGAGCATGGAGCATTATCCTTTGGTGCAGAGATTGTAGGTTCTATTGCTAGTCCTATCAACAAAGCCTTAGGCGCACTTAAGGTCGCTAAAGGCACAAGTGGTTTAGCTACTGCTGCCAACACAGGCGCCCAAGGTGCTATAGCTGGTTCAGGTTATGTCTTCTTAGACACTGATGGTTCTATCGTAGATCGTTTAGATGCTGCTAGTAGTGTTGCTGTGCCTTCAGCTATGTTTGGTGTAGTGGGTGGTAAGTTGATGTCAGTGTCTACGGATGTCTTTAAGAAGGTATTCGCTAAGACCTTAGGCACTAAGCAAGGTAATAGCACTACTGCAATACTTAAGAAGTCTAAGGATGATGCTTATCAATTAGTTAAGGATAACAACATTAGGTTCTCTAGCTTCCGTGTCAATAAAGCTATGAAAGACTTTACGGATAAGGTTGTGTCCTCTAAGAACCTTTCTAAACGCTCTAAGATACAGGCTGATACTCTAGACTTGTTAGCTGAGATCAAGACGACAGCCCGTGGTAAAGGAGCGGAGCTTATTGACCTAGACCAAACACAGCAAGCCTTATGGAAGAAGTATAAAGCTGCTAAGGTCAAAGGTGAAGGTGGTGACCAGTCTGTAGTCTTAGATGCAATTAATATGATTGATGATCTGATACAGACACACCCAAGCACTTCAGAAGCTATGAACGTAGCTAGGCTAGCCAACAGGCGCTATATGAAAGCTGAGACTATTGATCGTATAACAAATAAGATAAAGTTAGACGAGTCATTTAAGGGTAAGCCTAAAGTAGATCAGATGAAAGCTGCTTTAGCTAAGATCATAAATAACCCCCGTGATGTTAAGCATTATGATGCTGCAGAGATAGCTAGGTTTAAAGAGTTTATTGCTGATGATGGTACGGCTGCACAAAAGGCTCTCAAGTCCTTTGGCAACTTAAGCCCTACTGCTCTCCTAGGTAAGATACTGCAGGGTGGTGGTGGTGCAACAGCTATATCCACAGGCGGTGTTTCATTAGCGGCAACAGCAGCATTAGGCGCTGCAGGTCATGGTGCTAAGAAGTATGCAGAAGGTGCGGCTAATAGACGTACTGCAGCCTTTGCTAAGGAGATGCAAGGTAACGCTAGAGCCGCTAAACCTACTACTGGTAATGGTGGTATGCTTACTGGCCCCGTTGCAGGTGCCTACAATGATGACAATCAACGCTATCTTGAAGCACAGCGTAGATCAGCTAGGTAAACTGCAGAACGCAGAAAGCCCCTAGACCCTCAAGTATTAACCTGAGAGCCTAGGGGCTTTTTTGCTTTCTACTAAACTAAATCAACTAGCTCACATGAGTTACCACTACATGCAAAGGACTGTGAACCTACTGTAGTGTCCTCCATCTCATAAGTAGCTAAACCAGCCCACTCAATAGCCTCAGGCATCTTACTTAAGAACTCCTCATACACTTCCTGTGTACACTCTTGGTAAGGCGCTTGTTGATAGATATGCTCATTGTAAGGTAAGAAGCTAACACCTGACATTTCATCAAAGTTAGCATATACAAAGGCACCTACTTCCATCCACTCACTGGCTAATACATTAATAGTAACACTAGGCTTATGCTCACACCAGTGACGTTGGTACATTAACCAAGTCTCTAGCTGCTCAAGTGCTGGTGTATTCTCTGTCAACACTGCAGCCTCAGGTGACTTCTGTGGAAAGCTAAACACTACTGTAGTATCTGGCTTATGCACACATGCTTCCCAAGGTACGCCCTTGTCCTTCATGAACTGAGTCAACGGGTCTTTAACGTCAGAACGTACAGTACGGATATAGTAAGCACTATGACGCGCATGTATACCTGAGGCTGAGTCCACTAGCTGTGACACTGTGCCACTAGGCTTAACTGCTGTAATAGCTGTACTAACAGCAATGCCTAACTTATCAGCCCATTCAGCATTAGTCTTAACTGACACCTCACGTAGATACTCAAGCATCTTAGGTAAGCCTATGTTAGCTGAGGTAGTCAATGGGTTATCCATTATACCTGTCATGCTTACACCTAATAGACGTTCCTCTTCTGTGTTGTTGCTCCAAGCCTTACGTAAGTATGGAAACTTAGTGTAGGTTGACTGCAGTGTACCTATAATGGTTGCTACGACTACCTTACGTTCTAAGTCCTCTAACGTGTCTGTGGCCCTCACAACAACTTCTGATAGGTTACAGAACTGGTATGGACGTAAGATGATCTCAGAGCAAGGGTTAGTCCCAAACTCATAACTAGCATCACGCCTACCATTCTTAGCTGCCTGCTTTTGACTAGCTACTCGGTTAAAGATACCTCGCTCACCTGTGCCCGACTCAACTAACGATAGCCACTCACGCATGAATGCAGTAGAGTCTGGTTTCGTAGTGTAAGCTACTGAGTTATTAGCTAGGTTGCGTTGTGCATTCTGCTCCCAATAGGCGCCTGACTTAGCGTGTCTCATTCGGTCATCACTCAGGTTACTTAGGCTTATCATTGCTGATCTACGGACACCACCTACGACTACCACTTCACCTATCTTACACATAATATCATGACACTGCAGGCTAGTGAGCTTCTCGCCCTTAGCGGCACTAAAGGTTTCAATGACAAAGTTAAATAAGTCAATCAAAGGTGCTGGCCCTGAGGCACGACCACCGAAGGTCTTAAGCTTTGCACCTGCAGGTCGTACACCTGTAACATCCCACTTAGGTATGTCACCTGCATAAAGGGTCATAATTAAGCGTCTAAGGGACTTAGCCCAACCCTCCTTACTATCAGCTACCTTAATCACTTCATCGGTCTGAGTAAGCTCGTTGGGCACCTCAGGTAGCTTAGACACTGACTGACGCTCTACGCTAAAGCCTACACCTGTACCACACAACAGGATAAACATAGCTTCATCAAATGAGCGTATGTCATCCACTGGTAGGTAAGAGCAGTTATAGCCAGCTACGTTATCTCGGTCAAAGGCTTTACCTGCAGACATCATAGCTCTCATAGAGGGCATAGTGTCTAGGTTAAGGATTGCTTCACGTATCATCTCAACTGTTTTCTTATCATTTATCTTAGGTGACACTAGGTTGCTAATGTATCGGTCTACTGTCTCACTCCAACTCTCTCTACGATTCTCACTGTCTAGCCACTTAGCGTAGCGTGATGTGTGTATGAATGCTTGGTAGTCTGTAGGGAAACTTATCATAGGTTCACCCCATTCTCTAGCTTCCAGATGAAGTAAATATCAGGGTGCATTAGCTCCTTCATAATAACTTCAATACTCACTACTGTGCGTAACATAGCCACATAGTCCTCAGCATCCAAATAAGACTCAATGGAGTGCTGTGTTAACTCTGCTTTAATGTCTGCATGTAGTTGGTCTAAACACGTAACACCTACCTGTTCTACTTGTACTTCGTTCAATTTAAGTTTCATAATTACTTCTCTCAGGTTAGTGTATTTTGTTTACATTCTCACGGACTGCATAGTCCACAATTTCAATAGTTTCTATAGCAGTCTCCTCTCGTACTGCTGTTATAAGTTGGTCATAAGCAGAGGCAAAGGCATCCTCTTCACTCTCTGCTACTAGGGTCACAGTGGTTGTCACCTCTGCAACTAGACTTACCTCGTACTCTGCTAACATATCTTAGTCCTTCCAGAGGGTTATAAGCCCCACTATAAGGGCCATTGTAAGACCAAATGCAAGTAGGACAGTAATAGGTAGCCAGATGGGAGATAAGACCCACCACCATGACCATGCAATTACTGCAGTTAATTTTAAACCTATAAATAATACTGTTAATAAACTATAGAATATATTCATTAGACATCTTCCCATATTGTACCACGTTGTGCTAATTGCACTGCGGTGTTAAAGTCACAATCGAATCCCTCCATAATGATGAAGAAATGCTCCATAAACATCATCTTGCTATCCCTCCAGTTCAGCTAGCTCTAAGGTTAAGTTTTCAATACGTTGTAAGTAGTAGTTGTTGAACCGACTGTCACGACCATTCAAGGCGTGAGTGTAGTTCTTTACTTCATTTACTAGGTACTCTTTCTTCTGTGTAACAGCTACTTTCTCTTTCAACGTCATCTTAGTCATTACTCTACGTACTCTCCAGTTCTAATTAATGTGGTCAACTCCACAGCCCTTTGGCCTACCTGACTAGCCCACACACTATCCATAAATTCATCAGCACATAGCTCCCAGTCCTGATCTTCAGCTGCTGCTAATGCTTTCTTGAACGTAAGGAACCTAGGTAAGCCAAGGTTAAAGCATATGTTTACAAAGGCATCCATTCGTTGCCACTCCATATGCTCAACCCAAGGAACAGAGTCTACTAGCTCTTGCTCTACCCTGTCAACATCATTCTGTAATAAATAAGCAATCTCTTTCTGACTCAAACCTAAGCCGCCTTTTGGGTCGATATTTCTACCGACTCCTATAGTTAGCTTCCCGACAGTATCGGTATAAGCATACCGCTTACTCCCTTCGTGCTTTATTAACATATCTATTAGTTTACTCATTTGTTACCCCCTTAAGCGTCTACGCTACAACCCTTTGCATAATGCTGGCTGTTGTATATAGAATTATACATAAACTTATTATAACAATATATCGTTTACTCATACGTTTCCTACCTCGTCTTTAGTCATCTTACAGTAGTCCAACTGTATCTGTAGACAGTGAATAGCTTTCTCCACATTCTCTTGGTGGTCACCTTTGTCGCGTGTGAGATACTTATTTACCTTGGTGTACACTGCTGCCTGCAGACCTTCATAGCCAAAGTTTTTATAGGTTATCTCAAAAGGTTGTATACCTTGGTTCTTATAGTGATCGCCGCCTACTTGTGACTCTAGTGCGTTTCCTGTCTCAGGTTCAGTGTAGATACCTTGGTAGTCAGGCTTTGAATTAAACGCTGCATCTATACCCCAAGTCTTCTTTATACCCTTATCTGACATCCATAGCCTCCTCAAATAAACTCATATTCTTCATGACCTGATCTTCATACCTATCAACTAATGACTCTGATGTTATTTCTAAGATTTCACATAACATATCAACATCATAGTGCTTTAGTATCTGTTCCTTTAGTTCTTCATACGTCATAATTATTCCTCTACTCTTGTAGGTAATGTAGCTAGATGCTCAAGCAGCTTATCAACAGTCTTCATTGTGAAGTGTTGTAGCCCTTCCTTCTCACACCACTGCCCTAGGTTCATCTTAGCGCCCTTACGTAGACGCTTGTTGGAGTCAGTGAACATAAAGATCAAAGGTCTATCTATTTCATCACGGATAGCCTTGTACTTCTGTGTGTCTCCAACCCTAAAGAAGCCCTTGGTTTCTATCATAGCCCCAGTACGTTTGTCAATGAAGTCAGGTACATACTTCTTCTTAATGATATAAGGTATGCGGTAAGGTTCATACATGAAGTCTTCCGTACCTACGGCATCATTAAATGCACTCTCTAGTCCTGATCTAAACTTTATCTTAGCTGTCATCACTATCATCCTTTATCCATAAGTTGCCTAAGATCAGCCACTGCATCTTACGCCAAAACCAGTTAGGTTCACAACCTTTGTTAGGTATCCATATAAGACCTTGGCTAGCGGGTGTGCCACCGAACATGTAACATTTCCATGGGGATTTCTCAGTGTCCATCCAAAACAGGCTACCATCATTCATCACCAAATACCTCCTCAAGTTTCATACGTCTAAAGCCGTTCCAGTCTCTACGCATGTAGATCAGGTTCCAACAGACTTCCATCAGTTCCTTCCAGTCGTCAGGGTGAGCCTTTTGCCAAGCCTTGGTAACAACCTTATATAGATCATCTGTAGGTACGTCCTGTAAGAGCTTTGCAGCCTTAACCTTACCGATACCTTTGATGCCTTGGATGTTATCCGTAGCTTTATCACCTTGTAACATCTGACTGCACATGTTGTACCAACCTTCATGCTCACTAACATAATACAAGAGCTTCTTACGTTGATCAAAGTTATAATGCCAACCTTCCACCATGTTTATGTCTTTATCAATGTGAGCTATGACATAATGCACACCAGCGTCTATAGCCTCTTGTGCCCATATAGATACAACATCATCAGCTTCACAGTTATCAGACTTAAAGTGGCCTAGCTTCCATGCAAACTTAGTTAATGCTGTGCGCCTCTTGCCAACCTTAGGGTCAATGGCAGCCTTAGCTTTATCAGTTAGCCTCTGACCTTTGTAGTCCTCAGCAACATCATATCTAAAGTTACCAACACCTTTGACAGCTACAAAGATTTCATCACTGCAGGTATCCCACTGGATGTCCTCAATAGCTTTCTCGTAATACTTCTTACCTTGGGCTATAGTGGTCGTGGTCAACGCTATACGATAGATAATTGAGTCAGCATCAACAAAGCATTTCTCAAAGGGCTTGCCTTTGCTTTGCTTACTCATTGATAGCCTCGATGCAACGTACTGCTGTAGCTAA